TGAATCGGAATAGACGGTCCGGCCCCAGTCTGAATATTTTGACTTATATCAGTTGGATTATATTGATTTTCAGTAAGTCCAGGAACACCTATACCCTTTTGATAGTTTTCTACTATATTTTGTCTGGCACTTAATTCAGCTAACTTATTTTGAGATTCTCTAATAGTTTGTTCAGCAGTAAATTGTTCTTGTACTCTTTTAGCTTGTTCATTAAATTGACGAATATCTTCTTGATATTTTTTAGTTTGAAGCTCTTGAGAAAATTTCTCTTTAGCTAATTCTTCTTGATGCTTTTGTCTTTCAAAAGCCATCTGATGACCAGCTAAGAAAGCTTGAATTATTGAATTTCCTACATCAACATTTACTGGCATAAATATCCTTTAAGTAGGTCTATTAAATGCTCCCATTCCAAGTAATAAAGCTAAAGCTTGACTTGCTCCACTAAATGCTCCGCCAGCAATATTTCCTGATTGAGTTCCTGTAGTCGTTACTCCAGAAGAACTTTGAGTTCCTCCAGAAGTTCCTGTAGATCCATAAGAAGGAACTAAACCGCTAAATCCGGTTAAAGCTTTACTTAAAGTATCTTCTTTTAATCCTCTAGCTAAAAGAGGAATTTGATTTCTCAAATTAATTCCAGCTCCAAATCTTTGATTTTCTAAATTCTGCATTGATGTAGCAGCGGCCGGACCAGTTATGCCTCTGGCTGCTAAATTTCCTTCAAGATTAGTTGCTTGTGCTCCATATCCTCTATTTATATCAGAAAGTTGAGATGACTCATATCCCTTTAAATTAGGATCTTGATTTAAAAGAGTCATGTATTGATCTATTATATTGCTTCTTAATCCCGTTGCACCAGGATCTAAATTCGGAGTAGATGTAGAAATAGAAGATGAAGTTAAATTGGTTGGACTAACTGTAGTAGTGGAAGTAGCAGGCCTATTAGAAAGACCGCCTCCAATTCCGGCTAAACCTGGAAGTAAATATTTCATCCAGTCAGGTATAGAAGCATTAGAAGAATTTCCTCCTGCTGTATTATTTTTATTAATACCAGCTAAACTTGGAATAGCTCTGATTAAACTTCCTAAATCAAACCCCATATTACCTCCAGATTTATCCGAAGTTAAAGAATTAATAAAATTTCCAAAATCAAAATTTCCAAGATTTAAATTATTAAAATCAAAATTATTAGAGTCTCCAGCATTAGTTCCTGAAGCTCCCGAAGACGTTCCGGTAAATCCCGTGTCTTTTAAAAATCCTGGAATAAATTTTAAAGTATCTTGAGCTTGTTTCCATACTTTAGCTTGATCTCCACCTTGAGCTGCGAACGATTGTCCTAAAGTAGATAATTCATTCCATTTATTAGATACTTGTTGAATTATTGAAGGATCTTGAGTTTGATTATATTGTTTAATGAGATCAATAATCTCATTTCCCATTGGAGTTTGATATTTAGTAAATTCATTTGCTTTTAAATGTGCAGTTCCAATTCCTAAAGCATTCTTTAAAGTCGGAGCTAATTCTGCTATACCTAAAGCCGCGGCGGTCCAAGGATTACTTAATAAAGGAATCTTTAGACCTAATCCTGCTCCGGTTGATGCTACAGTAGAGATCATATTTTATGCTATTTGTTTAATCCAAGCATAAGCATTATAAGTTCCAGTAAATAAAGAAACTGTAGTTGCAATAGTTATAGCATTTGCTCCTGATGTTCTAATAGACGTAACTAAAGCTTGTGCGTCAGTAGCCGAACCAACGGTAGTTCCAATTGTTCCTGCTAAAGCCACTAAAGGAATTGTTAATGTTTGAGAATTTCCTGCCGGATCAGTATAAGTACAAGTCATTGAAATAGTTCCAGCAGTAAAAGCAGTTACATCTATATATCCACCTATTTCAAAACTTCCTCCAGCAGCTAAAGTTGTATAGGATGTTAAAGAAGTTATAGCTCCAGTTTGAGCAGTGGCACTCCCGTGAGCAACAACAATTGCATTTCCTTGACCTACTAAAGAAACATTATTTGATTTAGTAGGTAAACCATTAGCGTCTACAATAAATTTACGCGCTCCAGAAGCTAATTGACCATTATTTGTTAATGTATCGGCACCATTAAGCGCAACCCCTAAACCTAATCCAGCAAATCTTGGAGAATCTGTAGTTCTAATATTTTGAATAGTTTCTAAAGCGCCTGCTAATAATTTTAAATTAACACCAACATTACTCCAACTTACACCGGCTCCAGATGAGTTCCACAGTAAAACAGAATCAACGACAGGAGCAGCTCTAGTTACAATATTTCCAGAAATATTTCCAACAAGTATTTCGTCTAATGCAATTGCTGTTGGATATTTTACTCCATTAATAGTAACTCCGCCAAGCCCCGATAATTGCAATATTCCTGTACTTAAATCAACAAAAATATAAGCGAAGCTGTCAACAGAATCAGTAACAAGAAGATTTCCACCAGGAGCTGTTTCAAAATTCCAATAAGTTCCATATCCATGAAGATTTAAAACACCATTTACAAATAAATTATTAAAAGTAGGATTGCTTGTAGTTAAAATATCTTGAATAGTATCTAAATTAATTCCATTAATTCTTAAATTTGGACCTAAACCGGAAGCCCCAAACGGATTAGTTGGAGGAGCTGTAGGTAAATCATTTATACCTAATCTAATGATAGTCTTCTTTAAGATAGCTAAAAGAGATATCTGCTCTTCTGGAGTTAATAAACAAGGATTAGGAGTATCTACATTACTGCTCATAAATTTTAATCTCCATTATTGATTTCCGTTACTTGAATTTGCTCCAAGAGTAATCCATTCCATTTCAGTATCTTTACCGGAACGTACAGTCTTAATACGAACATAATAGCGATGAAAATTAAATGCAGTCGGGCCAAATTCGATTCTAATAATCTCTCCAGAAGTAGTTTTAGGAGTTAAAATGGGATAAGTATCTTCTACTCCATTAACTACTGCTATATTTCCAGTAGCTTGACTTCCATCTTGAAAATATAATATATATGGAATATTAGTTCCAAATGGAAGAACTCTAATTTCAAACTCTTTAATCTTCCCGTATCGAGCTAATTCTTCCGGCCCTACTTGATCAAATTGTTTAGGTATTGGAAGAGATTGAACTATTTCAGGACTTCCTACTTCCCATAATTCGAATGGAGTAGACGAACTAAAGGTTCCATAAAAATCTATTCCAAATACATCCGTCTTGTAAAATACATAAACGGTTTGCTTTCCGGTTCCAGTAAATGTAGAAGTAGTTAAACTAACTCCATCTACTATTGGAGTAAAGGTAATAGATCCGCCTCTAGGATCTATAATAAAAGGCCAAGTTCTGACTCTTTTCTTTACTGGAGATCCAAAATTTGTAATTGGAAGTTGATAAAATTTATTTTGTTGAGGACGTTTAATTATCTTCTCAGAAAGAATAAGATCATAAAATTCAAATGGAGTAGATGTAGTAGCTAAAAGAGTTAATTCTAATTCAGTAGCAAGTGCTAAAGCTGTAAAGAAATATTCAATGATTTGTTTACGAGAACTATTTAAAGTTAAAGTAGTTTGAGCCGCTCCATCAAGATATGGAGTTAAAGTTACATTAGCTCCTTGAGTGTCTATTATAGTAGCAAAATCTGGAATTTGCTTTAATCCATAAGTACCAAAAGCTTCTGGAAGAATTCTATGAAAAAGCTTCTGCTCTGGTCTAGATTCATAGGTAATACTTATATCACTTAAACGAAAAGTAGGAACTGCACCAGAAATAGAAAGTTGAAAGCTTTTAAAAATATTTAACGGCGGAGCTAATAAACTACCTAAATTTATTTCAACTTCTGTCATTCCATTGGCAACGATATTTCCTAAAGATGTACCTCCCACGTCTGGACCATAAGTATGAATTCCATTTTTATAAATTCCAAGAGCTATATTAGTATTTCCTGTATCTATTTTAAATTTAAGAGTTCCAGTTTCTTTTCTATTACGAGGTGTCTGACAATCATAAAAAGGAGTTATAAGAGTAACTGTTTGATTAACTGCTGGGCCATTATCAAATGTAAAAGTAAATTGATCATCAAGACGCTTAATAAATTTATCATTTTTAAAAAATCCTATTACAGTATGATCTTCTTGAGCTTCTAAAGCATATGGAGCGTTATCTCCTGGATAAATGATTTGTCTCCAATATTTACGAACAAAATCATAAACGTCTACTCTACCTCCATAAGTAGGATAAGTTCCATATGGAACAGAAGTAAAAAGTTTATTTCTTATAACTGCACAAGAATATCTATATGTAGGAGACGCTACAAAAATAGGAACTCCAGCTAATCCATGTCTGGTTTTACCATAATAATTTACATCAACATTAGGAGGGCATAATGGAATAGTTGAACCAAATTGATCACATAAAACCCAGCCATAAGCACACATAAAAACTGCTTGATTTTTATAAATAGCTACATCTATAGAAATTGGTGGAGCGTCTATCGAACATCCTTTAATAGAGACATCTAAAGTTCCATCAGATTGTTCAATTAAAGTTCCAGTTAATCTATAAACGTCAAGAGTAGTTCCTATTAAAACTATATTAGCAGCTAATTTAGTGGCCCATAAAAAAGTTTCAGCAGTTTGAGGAGCACCCATGAAAAAAATGGACTGCCCCGGTACATATGATTCCGGTGAATTTATTTCAGAAAAATGAACTGCATTTTTAGTAAAAAATAAAACTCTTCCATTTACTGGACCTACCATCGCTAAAATGTCATCTGGAAGATCAGTAGAATTAACAGATCTAGCTAAAGTATTAGCAGTGACTCCATTATTTATTGAATCTTGATCTGAAACGTTATCATCAAATGGAGTAGTATAAGATGAAGTAATTTGTTTAACTCTATAATATTGATCTACTGTTCCTCCTCTTCTAAAAATCCAAACTTCATTAGATGGAGAAGTTGGAGCAGTAGGGGTTACCTGAACTTTATTATTAGTTGCAGTAATGCTAACTAAAGGTGATGCGGCAGAGCGTGCTCTATATCCTCCTGAAGAATTTACAAAAACATTTACTTGAATATAATCATAACTACCAATTAAAACCCCTGCACCATTTAAAGCTACAGCAGGAACAGTAGCGACTGTTTGACCTAAATTAGTTACAGTAGATCCATCATCTCTTTTTCTTAAAGACCCAGAAGCAATTAAAACATATTCAAATAAGCCTAAAAAAGCGGCTCTAGTTCCTGACCCTCCAGTACCTATATTTGTTTGTGTAGAGGGTGGAAGGCTTCTAAAAATATTTCCAGAAATATCAGCAGCATAATGATATTGAGGAGATTCAGGAGTTCCTACTCCAAGAAATTTAGAGAAAAGAGAATGTACCGTATTAGCAAAAGTTAGACCTAATTTTACAGTTCCACCAGTTAGAGTTATTGCTCCATTCTGATCTAATTCAACATTCTCCATTCTAAGCAAACCATTCTTACGTCCATTAACATCATCATCAGATGATATTAGACCAGCACTAAAATCATTTATGTGAAATTCAGCCATTATGTCTTAATAGTTCCAGCTACATTTCCATCTACTTTTACAACTATATAATCAATTTCATCAGATGAATTAATATCAATTGTTATAGTGTTAACTATTTCTGAAGCACTTATAAGATCTTTTCCAAACAATTCTCCCTTTGTTGTTTGTTCAACAGAAGATAATTTCTTCATAATATTCCACAATTAAAATTAATAAAATTATAACTATTTGCACCATTTGAAGATACTAAACCAAAAGATGGATAACCCTTGCTCGGTAAAGGAGTCGTATCTGTTATCTGTATTACTTGAACACTGTTTTTAAAACATGTTAATATTTTATTACTTCCAGATATTTTTCCCTCTATTCTAAATACATCGCCGTCTACAGGAGTAGAAGTAAATGTTCCAAGAACATTAAATGTATTACCATTTTCATTTTGACCTCCAATTAGTTCAATTAATTGTAAAGTAGTAAAAGATCCACTATCATATTTAATTACAAAATAATATCCTTGAGCCTCACTAACAGATCCGCTTTGCTCATTTCTTGAAAAGACTGCTATACCTACTCTAGCTGTAGTTACAGTGCCTTGAGTTTTCCAAGTAATTTCTGCAAATTGGTCTACTCCCCATACTCCTCCAGGAAGATTTGTATTTGGATTAGTTGAGATTAATTGTCTAGGTATCCATATTCCATTATTTAGTGTTGCATTTATATTTCCTGAATTTTGAATAAGAAGTTTATTATTATTTATACTTGCAGCAGGCCAACCGTCACCCGGTGAAAGATCACTTCTTCTAACTTGAGAAATCCAATTATCTCCTATATTTCCACTAGATCTTACAAAAGTATCACTAAAAGAAGTAGTAGGAAAATATGGAATAGGAATTGCTTGCGCGCCACCGGAAACGACATCATTTAAATAACGTCTATAATAGAGTTCTTCTTGAGAAGTAACCATATTAAACTATTCGCCTTTTTCTACTCCAATTCCAATATTATCGTACTTGAGGTTATTCTCTAAAGTTCGTAAATTAAAGTCTCTAGAAGTTCCACCGGGACCAAGAATTATATGACGTGGTTCATTAATTAGCTCTTCTAAGAGCATACCATAAGTTTCATTATAATAATTCCACTTATCATGCCAATATTTAGAGGCTTTAAGATTTTGACCGCGCCCCTCTATAGAAAAACACATCTTAAGAATATAAGCCTTAATCAATCTTTTTCGAAAAAAAGAAGGTATAGTAAAAGTAGCATAATCAGAACTACGATAAAATTCAACAATAACGCGATTAACAATTTCACTCCCGTAAAGATTAGTTCCTATAGAAGCAATTGTAACACTAGGAATTGGAAAAAAGCGAATCTGAGCTTGACCTATATTATCAAAGATATAGTTATATGGAGTAGCAGAAGTACCAGTAAGACTTGCTTGAGATTCTCTAAGACCACGATGAGATGCAGGATAGATTTTTAAACCTTTCCAAGTAATTCTACGAACATCAATTAAATAACTTGGTAAAGAGTAAGTGTGAGTATTAGCGACAATAGCTAAAGCTGTTCTATCTATTATACAGTGATGATTTTTTACAAATAAATCTTCTGCTTCTTGAGCAAAACGAGTTATAGTTGCAGTAGAAAAGAGAGCCACTTCGTTACCTCAAATTAGAAGTAAAAGATCTCGTCCAGCAATATTTTTAGTTCTTTCCTTAAATTGTTCAATTTCAGTTATGTAAGTTTCCCAGAAGTTAGCTGCTTTAGTATATTCTTCAAATTGTTCTAAAAGATCCGCAGTAGTGAATTTTTCAAGTAAATGTTGAAAATCAGTAGCAATTAAAGGTGTGTTCGCATCAACCACCGTAGGAGCAATAGCCCAATAATAAAGATCAAAAGTCCCAGAAGTAGTGGCATACTTAGGAAAAATAGCAATATATTTATAATTGAGCGCGGCCCAGCTTTCGGGAGTTCCATGAGCTATTTCCCAATCGTCTCTAATTAAATCAAATTGATTAAGAGTTTTATCATCATAAAGCCATCTATTATTGACATTATTAAAGATAGCTACACAAGCTAAATAGTCACTAACTAATGTTAAAAAATCATAATAACTAAGATCACCAGTCCAATTTAAAGTTACCTTCTTTATAATACATTGAGTTTGTGCAACAATATCATCATAAGCATCCTGAGTAGATTCGTCTACATCACTGGATGAATAATTAATTACAGCTGCATCATTAAGATTATCACGAACATTAGTTTTAATTGTAGTAAAAATTGACATTAAAAATTCTTATGAAAAACTTCTATATTAAGAAGATTTTCATGATTATAAGGTCTTACACCTTTAACACATGTTAAAAATGTATTAAATTCTTGATCTATTTCAGGAATATATCTAATATTTGCAAACCCTACATCTTTAAGTAAAGGAATTAAATCTTCAGTAATCATAGGAGTCACATGATAATCTCCTGGATAAAGTTGGCGACCATAAAGAGTAGCCCTCCAAAAGTCTTTAAGGCCCTTATAATTATCAAGAAAATTCTTAACACATTTCTCAAATTCAGGATAAGCTAAAATTAATTCCCCTTCATCTGGAATTAAAACTCTTTGAAATTCAGCTAGAATATGAGGATGATATTTATGTTCGATGTGCTCAATATTATGTATACAAACAATTCTTTCTATAGAATTTTCTTCATATGGAAGATTTTGTTTTCGCACATCTAAAACTAAATCCGGTTTAATAGACTCTTCAATATCTATATTTATATAACCTTCTAATTTAGTTTCACCACAACCTATATTAAGTTTCATTTTAATGCCTTTAAATGGCTTTTAATATACTCAGCGTCTCGACCCTTTTCTTCATTTTTGATATTTTCAGCGATTTCTGGTTGAAGAGTTTCATAAAATTCCCTAAAAATATCAATAGTAGCGTATTCAATTGGCTCTGGATGAAGAATATGTCCACATTGAACATGAGTAACAAGAGAGACTTTAAGTTCAGGAATTGAATCTTTAGCCTTCAAACAAAAATAAATATCTTCGGTATTACGCGGCCCGGTCACGAAATATGGCTGAGGAATCTTCTTTAGGATGCCTACTTTAATTAAAGCGCATGAAAAGCCTACAGCTATTAGACCATCATCTTGAGTAACGGGATCTTTTAGAATTTTTTTATGCGAACCATCTTCATACTTAATTTCTTCCGTAGGAAGATCATTAAAGTATGGAAGGTTTTGTCCTTCTCTCCTAAATGCCATTACATTAAATGGATAGCCTCTTATAATAACTAGACCCGATGCTATATCTGCATCACATTTTAAAAGAGAATCAAATGATGTTGGAGGAATTAAAACATCATCATCAATAAACATTAAATAATCGCATTCAAGCATCATGGCTTGTTTAGCCGCAGTATTTCTAGCCATGTCTACAGACATTCGGGGTGGGGTAAAAAGAAAGAATTCATTATTATGCGATTTTGGATAAAGTTCTTTAGTCTTAGACCAAAATTCAATATGGTTAGTATAGATATAGGAATTTACTGAATTGAGTACATTTACTAATACTAGAGTTCTCATAAGTTTAAAAATAAGGGGAAAAGTCCCATTTACTTTTCCCCCTTCCAAAAGGAGGAGCCAATGACAAAAGTGATTAAATTCTAAATTACTCTTACAAAAATCTTTGCAAGAGAAGTTGACCATGTAGAAGCACTAAAAATCGCACTTCCAACAGAAGAAGCTTGAGTAGTTGCAGAAGCATATGTTCCAACTAAAACTAATGCAGGTAAAATTCCTGCGCTTGCTGCTCCCGCTCTTGAAAAACCTTGTAAAGCTGCTCCAGAGATTACTGATAAAACATCACCAGTAACACCGGCAGGATAACTAACCCAAGCGTCAGTAGTAGTTGGTCTAGATGCAGTTAAAATTCTTCCATATTCACAAGTTCCGTGAACAAGAGTTTCTCTGATTTTTCCTGGAAGAATATCTTGCATTGCAATTCCAGCAAAAAATCCTTGTAAAGCATTTGCTACGGCTTCAGCAGAAGTAACATCTAAACCATCATTAGTGGCATTCATTTTATAGAATGTAGGCCCACCTTTTAAAATGGTAACTGTTGTTTCTGCACTTCTTACTTTTTGTCTTGCTCGATTCGCTTTATTTCCGCCTAATTCCATGATCGCTGGCATTTTTAACCTCTTTCTTTTTCAATTTGGAAAGAGAGGAGAGCAAAATTTCAACTCTCCCCTAAAATGTCATTAGCTAAAAATTTATGTTAGTGGTCCCCTTGAAATATTACCAATAACACCAAATTTTCGCCTATTAGAGATGGTCACTGCACCCATCCATACTAAATGTCCCAATCTTGAGTCACCTCTTGGGGGCTTTACAAAAGTTTTACCAGATTCATTTGGAAGCATTTTGAAATCACGTTCAGGAATGTAGCGAATACGAGCGAATTGTTTATTGAGGAAAAGCGCAGTTCCTTTTGTGTTAGCATCTGTCAATCCATTTGCAACGTCTGGCATCTTCTCGTCAGAAACAAGAAGAGTTTTTCCAGAACCAAATGGAAGACGGATGTTATTGAATTTAAATTCTGTGTCAGATCCAGTTTGACGATATTTTGCCCAAAGTGCAAAACCAAGCAATTGGAAAGTTGTTTCATCAACCATTACAAGATCCGGTGGTCCTCCGGTTCCTCTTGATGTTTTCATAAACATGTCAAGAAATTCTTGTAACAATCCATCATAAGTAGTCGCAGCAGAAGTTTTTGTCCAGTTTCTCCACCACGTTGAAGTTGATTGATTTATATTTCCAATTGTTCTTGAAGTCGTTGGAGTATAATCAATGATAGATGTTATTGGTTCAATTGCAGAAGCACCAGAAGATCCCGTTGCAGCAGTTCTTAAATTTCCGGCGCCGGCGCCCCACATCCAAGATTGTGCAAAACCTTCTGCAATTCCCATTTCTGCCTGAGCAATTTTTGAATCAACTAAATCCAATATTCTTTGTCGATTCTGAATAACCTGCTTCATTGAATATTGAATAGGAACTGCACCTTGACGGGCTTCAAAAACTGCTTCAGTAATTCCATCAGTAGGAACTAATGGAAGTTCATCATATCCATCATACCAATCTAAAGGAGCAAGTTCATACATCAAAGGTTGTTTAATATCAGTGCCACCTTCATAACTTTCATAAAACTCTGAATTAAGCAGAGTATTTAAGAAAGCATTATTAGCACCAATATTATCAACAAGTTTTTTGTTCCAAGTAGACAGTGAAGTTGAAAATACTTCATCCAGATATATCTGAATATCTGACGGAGCAGAAGTATTTCCTTGAATCAATGTCATAGATTTCTCCTATGGAGAAATGAAAAGCTATTACTAAAGATTACTTAGAATATTTCTTTTCTACAGCGGCCATCGCATCTTCAATAGCAGCTTTTCTTGATTTAAATTCTTTTGGAGCGGCTTGCCCATCTTTTACTTCGGCCGTTCCCTCGGATGCCAAACGAGAAAAGGCATCGCGCTTATTGCGCACAATTTTTTCTTGTTTCTTCTCAGGAGATTCTTCTTTTTCTTTAGATTTAGATTTCACTAACTTAATATCTAGTTCATCAGCAGCTATTTTAACAATTCGATCAAAATATGTCTCCGGGTCTGAGCCTGGTTTAGGAGGCATTTCATCTATGAGAGCGCTTACTTTTCTCTGAACTTTCTCTGGAACTTCATCATATTTACTAAAACTAGCGTCTAAAGCTATACCTAATTCTTTTTTAGCTATTGCTTGTTCATTAGCTAGAGTTCTCTCTTGTATAGGTTTAGCAACTTGAGCAACAATAGCAGGAACAACAGTTTCAAGGATCTCAGAAAGTTTTCCTCCGAGAACAGAGAAATCTGGACCTAATTTCTCCATTACTACATCATTAATAGTTTTAGTAACGGCTTTAACATCTTTTTTAGTAGAATCAGAAGAGATTCCAGCCTTCTCAGCCATTACTTTAATAATGGACGGCCCAGTTTCTGGATCATTTAAAGCTCTAAAGAGTTTCAAAGCATTGTCTAATTCTACTGGATCTACTTCATCTTCGAGTTCTTCTTTAATCTCTAATTCTTCTTTAGTTTCTTTAACTTCTTCTTTAGTTTCTTTTTCAGTAGCGGTATCTATGGCTTTAGCTATAGCTTCTTTTCTAGTGTCTTCTTTTTCTTCTTTAATTTCTTTTGACATAAGTCTCCTATTTAAAGATGTTTCATTACCTTTGAGATTATTTGATTTTTTGTGTTAGGTTTCTTTGATTTTCGCGCCTTAGAGTAAGCAATAGCTATAGCCTGCTTATTAGCTTTTGCTTTACCAAATTTAGCTTTAGTTCGTGCAAATGTATTTCCGCTATGTAATTCACTAATATTTTGTGAGATAGTTTTCTGTGAAGATCCGCTTTTTAATGGCATAAATTTTTATTCATCTTTCCTACAATTTTCACAAATAAATTGTTTATTTTTAATTATCCCATTTGCACAAGTAAATACAATACCGCAGCATTTACAAAATAAACTAGAAAATGTATAGTAACAAAGAGGTTGATTATGTTTACAAAATCCTTCTAACATTTATTTCCCAAAAAACTTATAAATGGAATCAATTACTTCACTTGGAGAATTTAGATGTAATCCAGAGTATGCTTTAGGATTATCCATGAAAGTTGGATTCATATAATCTCTTGGAATTTGAAGATTATGTAAATCTAATCCATATTGCATTTTTGGATTTTGTTCAGTTAATGCCATTATTTGTTCCATCTCAGCATTAGATGGCATTTTAGACATTTCTAAACCAGTAAAATTTTTACCTCTACGGATTCTTGTTAAACCTTCATTTTCTAATGCTTTTGAAAGATCTAAGCCTACAGGTTCTCCTTGTGAATAAGTGTATGGAAGTTTTCCAGCAGCGTCTAAAACTCCTTCATGAGTCATAGAATTAGGATTAGTATAAGCGTGTCCTAAATCATAAACATCTCCCATTTTATCCATAAAAAGAGCACGATCCTCACCAAAAAGATTAGCAGTTTTCTTTATAATTCCTTCTTTAACCATATTTTCTAAAAAAGGAGTTATAGCGGTTGACGCTCCTGGTGCAACATTTCCTAAATCTGGACCACCTGTAACTTGATTAAATTTATTAACTATATCCATCAAATTACGTCCTGGACCGGAAGAGTACATCATGTCTCTAGCTTTTTCTAATAAACCTTGTCTTGGAGAAATGGCTCCGCCAGCACCATAACCTTCTCCTAAATATCCTCCTTGTGGAGATTCTAATGTAGCTCCGGAAGGAATTAAACTATCAATATAACGTTGAGTTATTTGATCTTTAGAAGTTTTAGCGTCTTGTGGCACAAGTTCTTTTAATTTCGTGTATGGAGTAACGCCTAAATGTGTTGCAACATTTTTAGCCCAATTTGGAGCATCAGACGTACCTACATATTTATTAGCAATCTCTTTAATAGTCATTTCAGGATTATAATATTGAGATCCTGAAAAGAACTTAGAAGCTTGATTTTTTAGAGCATCCCAACCTTTTTCAAGAGTAGGATAATTATTAAATTTACCTGTTTTAAAGCCTTTTATATTTCCTGGGTTATTATTTGGAATTTCTCCTGAATTAACTTTATCTTTACCGTGCTCTGCAATAGCAATTGCTTTTGCTAAATCTTCAACTTCTGTTGGATATGACTCGGCCATTAAACTTGTCTAAATAATTGCTGTTGGATCTCATTAGTTGGGTTCGGGGCACGATTTTCTATTGCACTTTTATTTGCATTTTGATTATTTCCAGGAGTGCCATTTCCATTACCTCCTCCTATCTGTTGCTGAGCTAAAGCATTCATTTGAGTCATTCTTTGTAAAATTGCACTTTGCTGCATTTCTTTAATAACTCTTTCATTTCTATATCCTACTTTATATGCAGCTTCACGAATTAAAATAGGAGAGAACATGATTTGAGGAAATTGATTAACTATACTAAAAAATGCTACCATTTTCTGCATTTCCTGCTCAGTCTGATCCGGTGTAGCATTATTAACTCTAAGATTTATAGTGTAATCACATCCATCATTCATTTGATAAATTTGAATTAATTTATAAATTGGACCTTTATCTTGAATCTCTCCAAGAAAATTCTCCGAAGGATCTATAGAATATTTAACCCAGAGCGGTTGAGTAAAGTTCTCTAATATTATTTTAAGTCCTAAACGACCTATTTTACACGTAAATTTATCTAAATTAACTCTCTCAACACTTTCTCTAACTTGCTCCTTCATTGAAATTATTTTAGATTTAGTAGCTGTTTCTCGATCAGATTCTCTAATTTGAGCCGTTCCGGTAACGTAATTAAAATCAGAATAACCTAATTCAAGACCAGATTGAATTGAAATACCTATATCTGGATTAGCTATTCCGGTAATGGCGCCGTGTTCTTTAACTACGATTACTTCACCATCTATATCTGAAGTTAATTTATCTAATTCAGTTGTCTCTACTTTACCTTTAAGAGCCTCAAATTTACGTTTAAATCTTCGTCTATAATTACGTAATTGTTCTCTAGCTTCATTAACTTCATTTTGAGGAGAAATCCAATACCAAACTGGAGGTATAGGATACCATCCTTTTAAACGAAAGACAGAACGATGGTCAACTAATGAAATATATGAATATGGCTCATGCCAAAGAACATCTCCTGTTTTTCCATCTACTAATTCTTTCTCTTGCTCTCTATTATTCCAAATCTTCCAAACTTTACGAACTTCATTAGATTTAATTAAATATTCAAGTTCAGAATCTTCTTTACCTTCTGCCCGAGCATTAATTCTAGTCGGGCCGGAGTAGTCGGGTGAAAACGTAGAATTATTTATAGTATTTAATGGACCTTCAAGAACTTTAATGTCTAATTTTTCTAATGCGGAACGATAATAATAGGTATAATATCCACACCAGGCACAATGATTTAAGAATGGAGAATCTGCTATGCTAACACGGAACCGTCGGGCCGGAATCCATTTAAAGTAAAGCCGTTCATTTACTGGAACTTCTTCATCTTTATTTTTATTTTGAGTATCTATTACATTTTCTTTTTCGATTTCATTTAATGGAGCTATTTTAGCAGGATTTTGCCAATCCGCAGCATAACCAACTTCCATTATAGAAAAACGAAAGAAAGAATCTAAAGCAGCTAATTTAATATTATCTGTAAAGTAAATATCTTCATTTGAAATGATTGTATTTAGAGCGTCTCCTTTTAATTGTGCTAAGCCATATGCTGATTCTTGATCCCAGTCTGCGAAGCCCGGTTTAGCAGTAATATCATATTCCGGATATGCCAGAAGCATATTTGCTAATTTATTTTCAATGGCAGCATAGATCAAATCTATTACATAAGGACGTTGACCAAATGCCAAGGAATTGAGACCACGCCATTGAAATCCCTCGTAGTATTCTTCGAGTTTATCACATTTAAATAGATTGGACCATTCCTGATAATATCTATCAGCAGTTTGAGTTTTATTAAGCCAATAATTTTGATAACGTGCCACTTCGTACCTTAATTTTTTTCTTCTATTTTATAAATATCAAGAATTTCTTGACATACAGCAATCATTAACTTTCCATTATTACTTTCAGGATCAAAAATTCTTGTTTCTTCTCTAGTTTGATAGTCTTTAGTAGGAGCTAAACGCTCATAAATATGATGAAACTCTATAGCTAATTGCAAAGCAGTTATTTCCATTTTTAAATTCCTGGAAGTTCTAATTTTAAATTACGCTGCCTAATTCGTTCCGCACCTGCAAATGATCTTTCCGGAGGCTCTTTTTGTTCTTCAGGCTTACTCAAATTATGTTCTGCAACATAATATCGGACCGGATCATAAGCATGGTCTACGACACCTTCACTTCGATTATCACAATAAATTGGCTTTCCATTATCTTCACCTATCTTTTCTCGTCTCTGACGCTGAGTTTGTAAAATAGCTTGTGTTACTCCGTAAGGATATCGTTCTTTAGAATATTTAATAAAATAGAGTGTTGGAGCTGGAGATTCATTCGTGATTGGATGAGCGTGCTTATAGTCAAGCTTGAGCCATTCATTAATTCTATTTCTTGTAACAAGTTCGTTATTATCTCCAGCAGACCAATACAAAGACGGAGCATCAATTTCATCTGTCGAGTATTCATCCGCTATTGATGTTTTAAAATTATTCTTACTTCCATCAGTAATACCACGGCGCTTATGAAATATACTGGGATCAGCAATATCTGAAACATAGTCTTCAATGATTTTAAATTCATTTTGACTTAATTCAGTTATACCTTCTCGATGAAAACTTATCGTCTGATCAGGCACATAATATTCCCTAAAACAAATATGAATATTATTAATAGCAACAAACCAAAGACAGCATGTAGGTGATGTTTCACCATGATCGAGGCATCTGTATAAGGCTCCTCTATTGAATATTTTCTTAAGAAATTCATTAAAAATACCTTCTGAATAATCTTCAGGATTTATAATAGAAAGCTTATGTATTTTGTGAATTTGGGCTGCACTCTTTCCCCACTTACCATGATAATATTTATCAACCCACTCCGGTGCACGATCTTTCATATTCTCGATCGTTTCCGGATCATTTAGTGTTTCGTCTGTACCTCTTTCGATGTAGAAGTGGTTTCTTTTACGTTCGATAGAATCAGGATGATAACGGCGATAAACCCAATGAAACTCATCTTCGGGATTACATAAAACATCCAGAAAATTTCTGACACGAAAACGACCATCAGGAGCCTTAGGCCACTGAGATTTATCGTACAAGAAGTATTTAATATCTTCAAATTTAGGATCATCACTTACTTTTTCGAAAGTATAAGTATCAGGAGCTAATTTAATAGATTTCCATATATCTTCAGGAACACATTGAAAAATCAATTTATCAGGAACTCTGGCACCGTCCCATCGACCGACGCGACCGTCGAGAACTAGATAAATACTTTCTTCAATTTCTTCTACCTGATCTAATAATCCAGAATTAAATTCTAAGCCTCTTAAACTTTGTTCATCGAATGCATCTAAATGCAGCCACAAGGCTACAGATCCATTAGTAAAAATTGTAACACCTTCTTGAACATCATGACGTAAAACAAACTCAGGAGGACAAATTTTAAAGAACGTTTTCATTGTAGTCGCCTTTAACCACTTATATTCTTGACGACCAAACAATGAAATATAGCCTGGAAAAGTAGATAGCATTATAAATTGTCGAAGACATGCTATCCAGGTTTTTCCATTACCGAACCCACCGGAAAAACAGTTGTTACGAAAAAGAGACCAGAAGAATTTATCTTGTTCAGAATTGCGAAAAGAAAAATCTATTTGATTTTTAGCTTTACGAATTAATTGAGAGTAGCCTTGAGAGATTAAAGAAGACACATTAATTTTCTTTAATGTTATTTATTTCAATCTTATCTAAAGTCCGTTTACTTAACTTATCAACCGGCACGACTTGACTTCGCGTGATAAAGGCTATAAGCACTGCTGAAAATGTTAGAATAGCTCCTATTTGTTCAGTCTTTAAATTTAGACCAAATGAAATAAATAATGATAAAAGAGCTTGAATTACTCCTAAGAACATCGCCGGTTCGCGACTCCAAGCATCTTTCATATTATTGAAAATCTGGATCTCCTAAATAAGCTTGATTAATAACATTTCTAATCTTTAACATTACTTTCTTCAAAGAACTTCTGTGCTGAGGATTTTTAACAGACTCAATAATTAACGCCGCCGCCATTCCAATAAGATATTCTATGGGCATTATTCATATTCTCCTTGATAATCATCTTCATTTCGCGCTTTAAGTTCTTCTTGAGCGTCTAAATCAATAATGAATGGACAACAATAGAGAAATTTTGCACCCATTCTTGTACAGTGCAAGCGTGCTCTATTTTTAGCGTCTTTTAGATTTCCTGAAAACCAAAACACTTTCTCTTGAACCCTACCGGATTCGATTCCAAAATTATTAACAAATCTATACTGAAGCATGTAAGCGCGATCCCGATTAGTGATAGGACGAGAAGGAGGCTCTAATTTAATTTGATTTTCAGTTTTACTCATTTTTAAATAAATCTCCTAGATTCTTTGATTTTCTTTAAAGTTTCATCAAATAGAATTTTATTTCTCAGAGAACCAAACTTCAACTCACCTTTACATAATGGGCACCATCTATATTTTTTAAAAAAATCATTAAAGACACAAAGACACTTTGTGCAGAAGCCAATTAACTTAAGTTCATCCATTTAACTTAATGAATCTCTTTAAAGAGATCAATCATCTTAACAAAATCTTGATTTCTCTCAAGAAGTTCCATTATTCCTTCAATTTTCTTAATTTGAAATTGATGATATTGAAGTTTTTGTTTAAGTTCTGAAAGCATGTCATTTCTATTGATAGAACTACCAGATTTTTCAATCATTTCTTGAGGATACGAATTTCTTAGAATATCCATTTTAATTCTCCTAAATCAAATTTTTGTCCATTTGCTCTTCAATACTTTGAATTTGTTGACGCAACAATTTCAATTGAGCGCGTTTTTCATTCCGGCCGATCTGTTGATCGTTAAGAAGATCAGTTACTTTTTCTGAAATTTCCAATTGAAGTGAATTAACTGGTTTTTTGGGATCTTTCTGTTCTGGAAGGACTTGTGCGTCTATTTCTGCCTGTTTCTGCGGGTCAAGACCTTGTTTAATTCTTTCGGCTTCTTCTTTTGTAAAGTTGCCTGGAGCGTTTATTTCACGTTCTTTGGCGAACATATTCGAACGAGCAATTCTTTCTTCTTCAGCATAATCTCGTTTCGTTTCATAAATCTTACTTTCCGGATTCTCTGCAATAGATACCGCTGCAAGATTTTTATTTTCGTGTAAGTTCTGCCAATTTTGATATGGGTTGGCCGGGTCAGCTTCTTCGCCTTCGAGTACGCCTACTTTAGACGAAAAAGTTTTAACTTTTGGAGAAGTATTGGAAGGAGAATGTTGAGTAGATGGTTGTGCAGTTCCTAACATTCCAAATTTAGCTAAATTTAATTTACTTTGAACAGATGAAATTTTCTGATTTAATTCTGTTGCTTGATCTCCAGTTAAATCAGTTCTTGAACGTTGATCTTGTAAAGAAGTCAATTCATGTTGAAGTCTGTCAATTTCTGCTTGATCTGACATAATTTTGTTCCTTTCTTTTTTAACTTTTTGGTGTAAAGAAATTCATCATCATATTTGTATCAGTACCATTAATATTAATGGTAATATTTTGTCTTGTTACTTTATTTTCTTCTTCTAATTCAACTTGTACGCCGTGCATCTTAGAAATGAACTCAGCGGCTTTAAGTCTAGCTGCTTCTGTTTCACCTCTATTCATTACATCTGCAATATTTATAGCAACTCTTTCTAAAGAACCTCCACATTGATCTAGAAAGCTCTTTAATTTCGCATTTGGAGAATTGTCTCCAATTGAAGTACTTTTAATATTATTCTCTTCAAGAATCTCATTTATAATTTCATTGCTTTCGCTTTCAGCAGCTGATTCTACTTCTATCGATTCGACCGGACTAACTTCTTTAGTCTCATCTAATCGAATCTCGTCTTCACTAATTTCTTGGAACGGAGTTATTTTCATTTCTTTTACGTCTCTTATCAGGGTATCTTTTAACTCGCCAATTTAAATATAGAGGATCAATTCTTCTTTTAGCTCTTTTATCGGATGAAGTCTCGACTGGAATAGTTTTAATAATTTCTATGTCTTGATGCGCCCCGATTGAGCCATAATGAGAGATTAGAAATGGAGTTATTTCTAATTTCTTCATAACTATTTCTTTTCTTGAAATTTAGTTAGAGGACAATTTGCTATTCTGATTCGAGCTTCTTCTTCGGTCATTTTATTACTCCCTTATCATCATATTGTGAATAGTCAACAACTAAAAGATCATCAGCACTTCCAGTTGTAATTGTTGCTTTAACAATTGAGTGCCCAGAAGATTTCATATCTTCAATAAATTTCTTCGCCATTCGATTTGCATCTTTTTGTGTATTTCTATTATGATGCATGCCAACACCTTCAATAGAAATGTTAAAATTTCCCATTTTAAACTCCATCCTTTCTCTCATCTCGAATATCTTGCTTCATCTCTTTTATAGCTTCTTTATTATCTTCTGCTTTTGCTCCTAAAGTGCGTATTTCAGACCCTACATCATGTTTAAAAGTGCGAAGTTTAAGAATCTCTTCATCTAAGCTCTTATGTTCTTTAGAATGAGACTCTACATAAACTTGAAATTCAGGTCGTTTAACGAACGCTTCAAGTTTAGTGTCTATTGTTTTAATTACTTGTAATTCAAACTGTGCAAAGTTACCTTTAGAAATACGTGAAATAACTATCGCTACTATACTTCCAATAGTAGAAATAGTAGAAACCAATGCTACTAGAATCATCAACCAGACCGGCACTATTTGAACGACCTCCATGTTCCTTTTTAGCTTCCTACTTTAATTCTTAACTACTTTTATTCTTGAAATCTTTGGATATTCGTACTTCTTATGTGAAAGTAAAAGACCTTGTGGTGTCTTTCTTCCGTATCTTTGAAAATCTGCTAAATCTTTACAAAAGAAAACTCTAAGCCAACCATACTTAGTTTCGATCTTTACTTCACCTTCTTCAAAATGTGGAATCACTAAGAAGAGATCATCTATTTTTAGATCTACTCCTTTTGATTTCGTTAAAGCTCTTTCGAGCTTCTCATTTAAGAGCCACTCTGGCAATGCTATCTTTGGCACACCCTTTGGTAATTTAATATCTCCACTCATCCTAATAAGTCCACGTAGTGATGTCTCTGAAAGAATTTTGCTCTACTATCTATTTTATACCAATAAAGGCATCTCATGTCCTCATCTAACCACGGCCTCGGGTAAGTTTGAAACCATCTACGATAAGACATTATTTTAAACTTCTTATATATCTATATAAATCTTCTTTGTCAAATATCATTTCTATAGAAATTAAATCAATTTCTTTTCCCTTTAATTCTTTTTCATAATTCTCTTCAGCTAAAATATTTCCATGCGACCCGTCTATAAAAAGAATTTCAAAATGAAAAATTCTCATGGAAGATTTGGAATACCCCTTAAAAGAAAAACAAGAGTTAATGTGGCTAAACCTAAACACTCTAAATTTAATCTATCAGTGAGTTTAACCGACCCGGCGAGGAAAAGAATTAAAGCTATAACTAGAAGTATTGCAGAAATCATTCGCTTCGCAACCTTTCTTTTAGCTAAACAATTCTTTTAAATTTGAAATGTATCTTTACGAAGTGATCCGATGACTACGAGCAGCATAACACACAGCTATGTTGATGTCAAGAGTCCTTTTAAAGGAGTTATGTGATGATGAATATATGCATCTTTCTCATAGGTGCGTCATTTATTTTTTAATCATTCTTTGAATTTGAGCATAGATCGAAGCATAGCTTCGAAGAAGAACTTTTTCGAGATCTCGCGTCGCTCTATAAGCAGTTTTTTCTTTATTTCTTATTAAAATCACCTGTTCTTTTAAAAGTTTAATTTCTCTTGTATTCCAAAGATCATAACTAATTCTTGGCATTAATTTTTTCTTTCTTATTTTTAAAACTCATTAAGTATGAGTTGAAAGCTACGGCAATTTTGCTTCCATTCGATACCGGGTTTTGGGGGACCCCACCTTTGCGTAGCAAAGTTCTTTATACAACAAAGTACTTTACAGTACAAAGTTCTTTAATAATAGATAAATAAACATATAGACATATATCTATATATTAAACCTAACACGACCGGATCACTAACGTGTTAGGTTTCATAAAGTACTCTATATCACAAAGTGGTACATCAGGAAAAGAGCCCGTTAGGTTAATTAAAATCCAACGGGCTAAAAGATCAGAAGAAATTAATCTTCATCTTCATCAGATGCAGTAGAGAGTGCGGCGGCGGCTTTGATTGCGTTCACGATGAACGGAACATTCTTGATTTCCTCAAGAATACGGACCGTCTGAAGATCATATTGACCTTTCCATTCTTTCGATTTTCCCTTTTCGGTCGTAACGATCGAAGAGAACGGAGGAATGTCTCGATAGTTCTTGATGTAGTCAAGAACGATTTTCTTCGGCGCACCGTTTTCTCCAACGGCAATTTTCTTTTGCGACGCGATTGCGGCATCGCGAAGAATAGGAGTAAGCGCGGCTTTCATCTTTTCCGGGTCACTTCCCATTAAAGAATTGAGCGCGGAAACCGCTTCATCGAAAGTTGCCGGAGGTGTGAAAGAAACTTTGAAAGGTGCTTCTTTCAATTCGAACGTTGAAAGATCGAAATACTTTGCAGTTTTCTCAATCACTTCTGGTACAACCGAAACATTAGGAGCATTTTCTGTCTTTGACATGGTCTTTTCCTTTCGGGATTCTTTGTTAGAGGTTGACGGTTTTACCGGATTAGAAACCGGCAGATCTAGAACTGCGATTGAACCTTCACTCTTTTTCTTTTTCATCTTGCATCCTCCCTTGATGCTTAGAACATTCTATGTCAGATCACGAAGTTTTGTCAAGTCGATCGGTCCGGTAAGCGCCTTACTTTGTAGCGCTTACAGACAGAAATTTTCTACTTTTCTGTTCTCTCTTCCTCCTCGATCGAGAACTGAAGATAATCAGAAATGTTGAACAGGACAACACCGTCTGTCTTGTATTCAACGGCGCAAACACAGGTCTGATTCATTACAACATAATTGAATCGACCTAGAATCACTTTCACTCCGCCTTCTTTCGTGCCTTTCAGAATCATCATTAACTTATCCTCCTACTCTAAAGAGTAATCAAACACACAAAAAAATACAACATTTATTTTTATCACGACACATTTTTTCGAGCACCGCGCCAGCGGAATTCCTTCTTCAAAAAAATCTTAACTACAAAAATTTCGATCCGGCCCGGCCCACTTTAACTCTATATAGTAAATTATTTGAATATTAAAACTTTTAGATATTCATAAAATATAGTTTGTAAACCGTTCCTCAGCGCGCGGCCCCAGTAATATTTCAGCGTTTCCAGTAATAAGCTTTTTGAAATAAATTGATTTAGGAAAGAATTAGTAACTCTTACGTCAAAAACACTCACTTGTCAAAACGAGCAATTTCGCCGTATCGCGTTGAAAACAAAGGACTAATAGATGGCATCCAAATTGCTAGAGAGTGAAGTGTTTAACGAATTTTTGTGATGCGGGCCTTTTGATGTTTTAATATATATATATTATATATATTTATAAGATATGAATGTTTTTTTACTTTTAAAATCGCTTCGCGTAAGTCCTTTATTTTTCAATCAAATAAATCAATGCAAGGCACGCGTCGCGACCGGGTATAAAGACACTACCGGGCCGGATTCCCGCTAACCCGTTCATTCTAAAGCGAATAAACCTCTTGACATACGCTACAGACCTGCTAGACTCATACCATGAGAGTTTTCTATCGGGGCTGTCAAGAATTTGACACAAAGGACGTTTTGTTTGTTTTCAATAACTTGCAAAATTTCCCGACTCCACTCGATTCTCTCATTTTTCCACTTTGTGATGTAAAAAGAATGACAAAAATGAAAAAGATTTTAAATGAAGAAAAAGTAGGGTAACGACTATTATAACTAAGTTTACCTACAAATTTAAAATCAGAAAACAAATCATTCTGCGAGATATGAGTAAAAATCTTGAAAGCGTTCGGAGCCCGAAAGGGTTTCACATCTTTACTCAATGTGAATTAAAGAATTTCCGCTTCGCGTTCCACAAAGTGGTTTAAACTTAAAAGGAAAATTATGAGAATTAAGCCTTGGTCTGAAATGATTCGAAAGAAAAATAAAAAACAAGAGGAAATTCAGATTCTAAAAGAAAGAGAAAAAATTGCAAATTATCTTTTTGATCTTGCATGCGGTAAATCTCCACAAGAGGCTATGAAAGAATTAGAAAAGAAGGGAAAACCCCGTTGGATGAAAGACTATTCAAAAGAGACGGAAAAAAACTTAAAAAATTGTAAAAACTGTTCACATCCAAGAAATGATCATCGGATTAATGTCGAAGCATTCAAAGATATGTGCAACATCATTGAAAACATGAAACAATGTGCCTGTAGAATGTATTTAAGTCCGGAGAAATAGGAGAAAAAAAGTGAACGAAAAAAAATGGATTAGATTTCTAGAAAGATTCTTCAATTACACTCCGGTTTCAATATTTCATAACTGGAGCGGAGTTAAATGGTCTATAAAAACAATAGAACATTGGGCAATATTCTTTTATTGCCCTTGGTTCGGAATTGGAATAAATATTCATCCAAATAGAATTAAACAAATTTTTGGATTTTGAAAACAAACTTCAAGAGAATTTAAGGAATTCTTATGAAGCAAAAAGTGAAGGGAAACATGACAACATTTAAGGAACATTCGAACTTCGTCCGAACATTAGTTAACTATCAGAATGGAACATTTCGCGGGACCGGAACACGAGATGCTACGCGACCGAATGAAACAAAACGAAAATTCACAATTTCGACACGCGTCGAAGAAGTAACAGAAGATCCGAGAATCATCAAAATGATTGAATCACAAGAAAAGCTCGCTACGCGATTGGATGAAGTGCTTCTAAAATTAGAGAATTTAAAAAACGAACGCGACGCGCTTAAAGCTGAAGTGGATCGTTTCCGTTTGATTGGATTAAGTGATAATCCAACATTAGAAGACGGAACGATTTCAGAACTTTGGTTAGCAGAACATAAACAAAGCATAGCGGATACCACGATTGAAGAACGAATTAAGTTAGTTAAAATTCATCAAAAGATTCTAGAAATCTACACTCTTTCCATTAGATTAGATCAATCTAAAGTTCAAATAAAGAGTGATATTTCTACTAGAAGGGAAATTCAACAAAATCAAACAACCAAAGAGATTAAAGAATCTCGCGATGCTGAAAAGAAAAAGCGTTTCTCTTCTTATTACAAAGCAGTCTCAGGAACCATGAAGAGTGGAATTACAGAAGCACAAGCCGTGGCCGGGCTACTTCAAATGGGAGTAAAGATTCCAGAAGGCTATGTTGAAATTTGTGGTGAGTCTTTTAAAAAAGAATTAGAGAAGCTAGTTAAGGAAGGAAAATAAATCATGGCCTCTCTAAAACATAATTGTCCTAAATGTGGTAAGCCCGCTCGAATCCAAAGTGAATTTCCATTTCCCGTTGGAAAGTTAATTAACTATGTCTACGCGTGCGGACATATGGAATTAAGAACTAAATTAGACGAGATTTCTGAGGATGCACCACAAGATGAAATTAAAATTTCTCAGGAAGACTTAGATTTAATTAATTCAAGTGTCTATGACTGGGAATCCCCAGCTTACGCGAAAGGACCACATGAATTCAGACCTTATATAAGAGAGGTCTTTTGGTCACTAGAAACCGTACCGGAGTACTTCTGTGAAGAGTGCCAAGAGTTTCACACCCGAAAGCACCTTTACAAGTTTCAAAGAGAAGGAGTTCAATTCATCGAAAAAACACAAGTTAGAGCACTCTTAGCTGATGAAATGGGACTCGGAAAGACACCTACCGCCGCTGTAGTTCTAAAAGAAAATAAACAAATTCTCTTACCTGCACTTGTAATAGTTAAAGGAACAACGTTACTTCAATGGTACCGCGAATTGAAGTCTTGGTCATTCGGAAGTTTTGCAGATGTTGCAATTCTTCAAAATAGAAATCAATTCATTCCGGGTCATAAAGTTTATGTAATTTCCATGGACTTTTTAAGTAGAAAGGGAGTTCTAGAGTTACTAAATACTTTGAATTTGAAGTGTGTAATCGTAGACGAGTGCCAAAGTTTTAAAGATGCCTCTTCGAAAAGAACAGTAGCACTTATAAAACTTCTTCAAGAAAATAACATTGATTATCTTCTTGAAATGTCCGGAACGCCTATCAAAAATCGTGCGAGCGAATATTTCGTATCTCTAAATTTACTAGCTCCAGCGCACTTCACGTCTTATGCTCATTTCTGTAGACAATGGTTACTTCCAAATGAGAAGGGAGTTTACTCACGTCTCAATCCAGTAATGGCGACCCGATTCAACGAAATTACATCACGTTGGATTCTTCGAAGAGAGTCTAAAGATGTTCAGAAAGACTTACCTGAATTGCGCATCTCATATCGCATGATCGAAATTGAAGATGAAGATGTTAAGAAGTCTTACAATCATCAGTTAGATCTTTTTAACAATTTTCTTAAAAACACCGCTCGAATAAATTCAAATGATTTACTTGGCTGGCTTGCTAAATTGCGTAGCATAACCGGACAGGCTAAGGTTCCTGCCGCGGTTGAATATACACGAGATTTCATAGAATCAATGAATGGAGATAAATCAAAAATTGCTATTGGAATTCACCATAAATCTGTTCGAGATACTTTGAAATTCGTATTCGAAAATGATAATTTCAAGACACTTACGTTAAGTGGCGAAGATGATAACTTCGATAAAGATAAAATAGCTAGAGAATTTAACGAGAATGTAGATCAGCAAATTCTTATAATTAATATGATTGCCGGAGGTGTTGGTTTAAATCTTCAGGGCTGTCATAACTTTCTAGCACTTGAAAGAACATGGAACGGTGCCGATGAAGATCAGTTTCATAAACGTTTCCATCGACATGGTCAAAAGAGTAAAGTTTCTGGAACGTATCTAATTGCTGCCGGAACCATTGATGAATGGTTCCATAACTTAGTATGGGAGAAACGAAATAACCTCGCATCTATGAATATAGGTGAAGAAGTTGATGAAACACAAAGTTCAGGATTTCTGAGAGAATTTAGTGAATTTGTGGTGAGGCACAAGTTATGAAATTAGGATTAAGATTTGAATCAAATATAAAAGAATGGAATAAAAATTCTTTTGGCTTTACGAATAAAAAAATGCCACAAAAATGTCCTGACTGTAGTAAGAAAATGTCTAATATTAAATATGGATTTGCATGGGATAGATATAATGCTGGAAGTAATTATTTCTTTAGAGACTGTATTTGTGGTGCATTAATAATTTGGGCTTGGCCAGGCATTTTTGTTAGAAGACATACTCTGCCTTTATTTGATATAGATAGAAGGGAATTAAAATAAAAAACAGATTCCATATGCACACTTGTCACATTTGCGACAAGTCTTTTGACTGTCTAATAGTAATTAATTGTTCAATCGAAGATCGCTACGCCGTATGTTATTCGAAAGAATGTATTGATGAATTTGAGAAAGGATTTGAATTATGAAAATTAAATTATCAGATGACGAGTACGACATACTTAGAAAATCTCTAATATTAAATCGCGGCGACTTTATGAAAGCCGTAGTAGAGTACATATTGAAAATAAATGAAGAATCAATAAACTGGAATCTTCAAGAAATTTTAATAAATAACGAGAATAAAACTCTTGAAATTAAAGAGAAACAATGAAAACTAAAGAAGAGATTTTTAGAATTAAAGGAAAACTAGTGGCCGGGTCGCTTCATAAAATAATGAGTGCTAGAAGTGACTTATCATTGATTCAATTATGGCCAAGTTATTTAAATAAAGCAGAGCTTCAAGAATTAATTAACTGGCTCATTTCGAAATTAGATGAAATGGAGTAAAATGAACTTTCAATATAAATCTCAAGTAGATCCAAATAAAAATCTCTATCCTCTTTATCTTTTCATCTATGATGAAAATGGTTTTCATTCCACCGGAGTGAGGCTAGAAGACAAACATAAACTTGAATATGCATTTAGAACATCTATTAAATTTGCCATCGCAAATAAGCGCGAAGTCCGTATTACGGATACGGAAGATCTACTTTGTTTTCATGCAAAAGATGGAAAAATTCTTTATGATGGAGAGAGACATTATGACTAATGAAGAACGAATTCAGAAAATCAAAGAAGATAGAAAGCTAGAATATACAACTTTACGAAGATTGGTAGTATATCATTGTAAAATGTGTGAACATATCTTTGAGTGGGTAGATGATAGAAAACCAAATTTCTGTTCTGAGTGTGGAACTATAAATTCTTGTCAAGAAGATTCTTGGATCTTAGAAGAAATCACTTCTCAAATCGTCTCTATTTCAAATAAAGGATTAGAAAATGTCTAATATTATTAAACGAAACGCAGAGAAAGTCCAAAACATTCTTTCATCAAAATCACATGAAAAGAGAGCCGAAACTGGACTGTTAAGCAAAGTCAAGGCATTCTCAAGCGATAAGTGTCTAGTGATAGATATAAGTGGAAGCATGGGAGATAGAATTAATAACGAACAGACGAAATGGTCTGTAATGAACAATATCATTAAAGATATAGGAGGATATAGACGCTTTGCATTTTCAGAAGAGTGTAAAGAATTAGATCGAGAACAAAATCTTCCAAGGCCTTATGCCGGAACCCGAATGGATAGAGCTTTCTTAAAAATTAAAGAAAACAATATAAAGAGTATTATCCTCGTCACCGACGGGATGCCCGACTCTCAAGAATTGGCTCTAGATGCAGCGAAAGGATTAAGTATAGATGTCATTTATATTGGTCCGCAACCTGTGCCAGATTTCTTAAAGAAGCTTACCTCATTAAATAATGGAGTCTTTGCAAATATTGATCTCTTAAGTGCCGGTGGCATTAGAGTTCTAGAAAATAAAATTAAAGGACTTTTGAATGGCGAAACAAAATTATAAATATAATGGATATATTATAAATACGTTTTGGATAGATGAAACGCTTTGGATAGATGAAATGATTCCTTCATATGATGATATTTATTTACATTGGCTTAAGTATAGAAAAGCTCCAGATATAGTTGATGAAATAAATTTAATTGCTAAACATCTTTTAATCTCTGAAGATGAACTTAAAAAACTTCCATTATCTTTAGCTAATTATTTCATCAAAGAACTTATGAAAATGAAAATATCTCAAGCTGCGATTGTTGGAAAACGTAAAGAACTTCTCGAGTATTATATAGAAATGTTTAATGAGATCCCTTCGGGAAGTCATATGGTTCGTGCATATACTTATATGGAACAAATATTTCTAGATAAGTATTCTAAATCAGAAATAACAGTAGATGAGAAGCAAATAGAACGTTTCGATAAGCTTAAAGCCCTTGCACTAAATAATCAAAATATCCATGAGCGAAAGCTCGCATTTACACGAAGTATAAAACAATTTGTTAAAATTGCACAGATGGAAGATTTGAAAATTCCAGAAGAGGAGATTTAAAATGAGCGAAATGAAAACAATTCAATATGAAAATCGAAAAGATTTTGGTCCTGGTCCTTGGAATGATGAATCAGATAAAGCAAACTGGATTGACGAAGAAACTGGGTTAGATTGCATGATAGTTAGAAATCCAGAAATGGGAAATTTATGCGGATATGTAGGAATTCCACTAAATTCTAAACTTATCAAATTAGATTGCAATGATATTGAAGTAAATATTCATGGTGGCTTAACCTACACTGGAAGATGTGGTGGAGATATTTGTCATGAAGCTGAAGAAGAAGTTTATTGGTTAGGTTTTGACTGTGCTCATTATTTAGACATAACACCTGGAATGAATTCTATTCCTAGCTTTAATTATCCTTTTGATAAAAATTTAACATATAAGGATTTCAATTATGTTAAATCTGAAGTTGAATCTCTTGCAAAGCAATTAAAGGCACTATTATGAAAATGCCATTTGGAAAATTTAAAGATCAAGACATTTGTGATTTAGAAACATCTTACTTAAAATGGATTGAAGAGAATATAGACAGATTAGATCCAAATTTAAGGGCTGAAATAAATCATGAAATAGAAAGACGTGAAGGCGACCGGCCGGGTAAAGGCTTTGAAAAATCAAAAGTAATAAATTTGATAAATTATCTTAAGAAAGGAGAATAAAATGGACGAAATTCTTTCAATTGAAGAACTAGAATCCAAAGTTGCACCCGATGCTGGTGTAATTTGGGTAGACTAACTTAACTTAATAAAGTAGGTCACCGTCGAATAAGACGCTGCGAAGCATCAAATAAGGCGGAAGCATGAAATGAATTTATTTCACCTTCACGATCATTTCATGTCTCCCTTAAATGACCTACTAAATTTTAAAATCATGAAAGAAAAAATAAATAAACAAGATATTTGCGCTAACTGTGGTCATTACTACTTCCTTCATGAAAGCAATTCAAAATGTGAATGTGAAGCGTGCGACAGTCCGGAAGTTCCATTTGAGAAGAAATGTCAAGGCTTTAAATTAAAGGAGAAAGAAAAATGAAAATCTATTTCATAGCAACTCAATATAAAGAGAAAGTTCTAGATATAAATTGGAATCCTTTAAGTTTTTCTGAAGCCAATAGAAAATTAATAGAATTAGCTTCAAAGTTAGAAGAGAACTCAAAACGTAATCAACCAAGTAACATTACATATAGAATAATTTCATTAGATCAAACATCTTCATGTGATTCTGATGGAATTATAAATAGAGAATAAAAATGACCAATGAAGAAATTCTCGAAGAACTTAAACGAAGAGAACTTGAAATCCTAACTCAAGCTGAATTTGAGTTTGATGAAAACATAGCTCCAAAAATAGAAAGTTGTCTAACAACAGAAGGAGAAAAAGTTTTATTTTATAAAACTATAGAAACTATTAAGACGGTTTTTAAAACAGGCGTATCTTATGGGTTCTTAAAGTATATAAAAAATAGAATAGAACAGAAAAACAAATTATGATATTTATTGTTATAAACATAATTATAATAGCAATTAATGTAGCTATTTTAGCTTTAAATATAAAGTTATATACTGAAGTGCTTAAATCTCAAATTCTTCTAAAAAGAAATTAAGATGCAACGAACTATAATTACATTTCTAAAATCAGAAATATCTGAAACTTCTGCATTAGAAACTCTATATAAGAATATAGGGTGGAATCTTAAATTTGCTGTGCAAAAGCACAGTGCGAAGTACTGGGTTTTTAGCGCTGAAGGCCATGATGCGATTTTTAGAGTTAAAAGATTTAAAAATAGAGAACTGATTAAGAAAGTACTAAAAAATGTCTAAATATATTCTAGCCCTCGATGCTTCTCAAATCAAAACTTATAAAGATTGTAATCTTCTCTGGGCTTATTTATATAGAGAAAATTTACGCTTAGCATCTGCCGATACTTCCGCAATGGATAAAGGGACGATAATACACTCTCTATTAGAATATTACTATAAAGCTAAGGTAAAAAGTCCTAATGATTCTCATGTAAAATGGATTCAAGAATCTATAGAGATATTCGAGAACGAAATAAAGCAAATCCCAAAAAAAGCTTTTGGATTTGATCGAGATTTATTAAATTTTCTTAAACAAAGATTTACGCAATATTCTTTCAACTGGGCCGGACGGGACTTTACTCCTATAAGTAAAGATGGTGAAGCCGCAGCGGAATTAGGCTTTTCTAAAGTTCTTTATGAAGACGATAGCGTTCTTTTTCTTCTAGAGGGTCGTATAGATTTAATGATTGAATATGAAGGTGATAGAATTTGTGTAGTAGATCATAAATCTCAAGATCGAGAAACGCATCTCTTTGATTATCGTATTCAACCATTAACTTATGCTCTAGCCGCAGGAGTAAATTATGCAATGATAAATTATATTGGTTTACAAAAAGAACTAACTAAAACATCTTTACGAAGAACAGTAGTAAATATACCAAACTGGATGATAGAAAGACATAGGCAATGGATCTTAGAAAATATATATATGTCTATATATCAAAGAGATCTAAATATTTCTAGAAAAGAATTTCCTAATGAATTTAAATTCCAAAGAGATTTTTCAAATTGTGCCGGGGCGTTCGATTCTCATTCATGTGTCTTTTCAAAGTTGTGCTATGTAGAGAATCAAGAGCTTAGAAACAATTTAAAAAGATTTCATTATGAAAAAGTGGAGTCATGGTCCCCTTGGAAAGTTAAGGAAATATTATGAAAGAAGAAAAGAAAATCAAGCGTTGTGAAGTTCATATTTGGAAGCGTAGTGACAAGAATAAGATGTATTTTAAATGTCTTGCTCCATATTGTCCCACATACAAACATAGAGACTTTTTAGAAGGAAAAGCAGCAATATGTCCTAAATGCAAAAATGAATTTATTCTACTCAGAACACACTTAAAGAAGCGTATTCCTGTATGTCTTTTATGTTCACGAAGTCCAAAGAGACATGCAGCTATAGCGGCGCAGAGTATTATGAATGATCTCTTCAAAGAAGTAGAACTTCCTGAAGAAGAACGAAATTTTGAACTAGAGCATGAAGATGAATTAAGAAATGAAACTAATGAACTTAACTCCATCTTAGATGGGCTTGGATTAGGAGATGAAAATTAAAAAATGCCTAAAATAGAAGATTACAAACCTGAAGATAAGATAGTAGCATTATTTCTTTCACGAAGTAAAGATGGAAAGAGTGTAGCCGCTGCATCATTTCCAAGACCTTATCATCAATTTGATTTTGACGGACGTTTTGATGGTGTTGCCGGCGCCTGTAAGCCACCCGTAGGTACAGGATTTTTAGACTCAGAAGATATTTCATTCACAAGAATGTATACTCATAAAGGTTTTGAGCCATTCGATGATGAACTACAAAATCTTCAAATGATGCATGTTCAGAATGGACGATTTAAATATAAGACAATAGAAATAGCTTCTGCAACATCTTTTGTACAAGCTTTAATCAATTCATCTCATAAATTACAGAAAGGAAAAATGATAGGTAGACTCAGAATGTCCGGGCCGGGTGACTTTAATTTTGAAGTTACAGGAATGAAGCAACTGATGGATTATCTTTATGGATTTCCATGTCATATAATTATGTCAGCACATATAATAGATAAATATGGTAAAGGAACAATAATAAATGAAGATGGACATTCAGCGAAAGATACTTTTGGAGCTAATGAAGTTGTAGGAGAAAAAGTAAATTTAAGAGATAATGTTGGAGAAATGCTTTTAAGTTGCTTCTCTAATGTTTTTAGATTTTCTCGTGAAGTAGACCGAGATAATGCAATGCAATATTATGTAGAATTTGCAACAGATGTAGCTGGAAACTCTTTTGGCATTCCTCCTGGACGGTTCAATATAACCAACAAGCCATTTTATCCATTTCTACAAGATCTAATTCAAAAAATTAGAAAAGGCGAAGATATTAGGCCGAAAGCAAAAACAATGAATTTCTTTAAAAAAGAAGGAGAATAAAAATGGCTAAGAAATATGATATTTCTTTTGGAATCTATGATGTAGAAGCTCAAGACTGGATCACTGAAGATGAAGAATATAGAATAGAAGACTTTACAGGGCACATAACTGATTTTAATGGTCTTTCAACCAAAATTATTCAGATAATTGAAGATCATGAAGCTGATAAAGTAGAAGATGAATTAGAAGATGAAGAAGAAATTAAAGAAACTGAAAGTTAAAGAGTTTGAGAGTATAACTAAGCTCTCAAAAATAGCTACCATAAGAGCTTTACACTTATGGAAATGAAAGGAAAGAACAATGCCTAAGATCACGATAACACCTGAAGATCTTTTAAAAGGAACTCTCCACGAACCGGGTTGGTTTAAGGGAGAGATAGCTTTCGCAACCGCTAAACCCTCTAAAGATAAGCAATCCATGAACTATGAATATGGATTAGTTTATGATACTGGAGATAAGCGACCGGGCTATGAAAAGAGAGAAATTACTTCTCGATTTAATAGTCAAGCGGTCGGGTTCATGATTCCATTTCTTGCTGCTCTTTCAGGACTACCTGAAAAAGAGTTCCGCACAAAAGCTCTTCAAGAGAATAAAGAAATCGACATTATTTGGGATGATTCTTTGAAGGGTCAAAAGATTCAGTTTGAGATAAAGAATGTTCCTAGAAATGACAATGGTCAATTGAAGAGTGATGTAGTTCACTTCGCTCCTTTTGACTATACAATTCCTTTCTAACTTCGTCAAAATTGACGTCCCATAGTTAGAAGGAAATGGTTCTAAGAGATTCTCCATTTAAAAGAATCTCATTAAAATTATGATCGTAGTAAAAATAGAATTACATAGTGCAACTACAAAAGAAATATCGATTCTAGGTGAAATTCTCATTTCTAATGATGGAACCGGAACGGAGCATCAAGGAAATTATAATATTGTCTTCTATAAGAAGAATAATAAAATTTGGAGAAGAGAAAAGTTATTCTCATTTCCTAGAAAACGTTTAAATGTTTTTTATCTCTTACAAAGAGCATTAATGAAAATATGAAAGAAATAGATAAAAATAATTACTGCGTTCATGGAAAATCTATAAATAATTTTGTATATAGAGATTTTAAGTATTGCTCCTGTTGTGAGGGACACATCATTTATGAGCATTTACTTGAATTAGGAATGGATTCTAAACTTTGTAAAGTTTGTTTAACATCACCAATAATTACTGAATTACTTTCATGAAACTCAAGGCGTCGCCTCAACAAATTTATGAAGTATCCCAAGAGAAGTCATTTAATCCTATAGTCTCGTCTCACGGTTTCTCAGATGCTCAAATAATGTTCCTTCAAGGCTATCCATTTAAAGACGATCTTTCAAGTGGAAAAGCCTTAATGGGATTTAATGAAACGAATATAGATTCTTTCTTGAGAAGCCATCATAAGAGTATTAACGAGTGCTATAGATCAATTTTTATTAGAGAAAAACTTGAATACAGTGCAACTAATCCTAAGAAGCTTAGAGCCGCTCTTTCTAAAATAGATTTAGAAAAATACTCTGAAATACTTCTTAATGAAATTAACGAAGTTAAGCCTAATGTAATAGTTCCACTAGATGATATAGCACTAGGAATAGTATTTCCTCATATCTATTCAATGCGTAAACCGAAAGGACGAATGTATTGGTTAGATTGTTACAGAGGGAGTATTCTTAAATTACGTGAAGATTGGCAACAGAAATTAGGAGAAGAGAATATAGTTAGAGTCATTCCAACATTGGGCCCGATTCATTTAATTAATAATTTTTCAGCTCGATCTTATGTAGGAATAGATTACAAAAGAATCATTGAAAATTCAAATAAAAGATCCCCAATAACCCGACCGGGCCAAGTCTGGGTTGCTAAAACATTCGATGCTTTTACTGGATTTATAAGACGCCAGATGGAAAATAAGCCTAAAAGGCTTACATTTGACATAGAAACTTATGCTGGACTAATTACGTGTATATCATTTTGTTTTGATGGTAATGAGGCCGTAACGGTTCCATTAAATGATCCAGATATTCCTTCGGGTGAATTAGCTTTATTGTGGGGGGGAGTTGGAAAAGCTCTTGAGTTAGATATAGAGAAGAACAATCAAAATATTAAATATGACTGGACTATAGAAGAACGAATGGGCTTTAAAGTTAATAATGTTCAATCTGATACAATGTTAAAAGGAAATTTACTTTATGCCGAACTTCCTCGTGGCCTTGACTTTTGGACTTCTATTTATACAGATATTCCTTACTACAAAGATGAGGGTAAAGAATTCAACCCTAGACTTCATTCTCGCGATAGACTTTATATATACTGTGGTTATGATTCTCTTGCTGCTCATCAAATATCCATAGAACAAGATAAAGAATTAGAAGAGGAAGGTCTAAAAGATCTTTATAAAGATGAAGTAGCTCCAACTATTCTTATTTATAAAGATATGGATCGAGTAGGACTTCTAGTAGATCAAGAACGAAAAAATAAACTTTTAGGTAAATATGCAGTCCTCTATGAAAGTAACGTCACAACTTTACGTAGTATTATAGGAGATGAAAAATATAATCCAAATTCAAATCCTCAAGTAGGTAAACTTATTTACGAAGATTTAAAGTTTCCAGTTCGAATCAAAACAGATGAGAATGGTGTTTCTCGTTATGTATGTAATAAAGAAACATTAGATGATTTAATAATCAATCATGGAGATAAAAATACTGCCGGAAAGATAGGAGTTGAAATATTAAATCGACAAATCGTATGTCGTAAAATAGCAAAGATAATTGAATACATAAATACTCCTTTACATCCTGATGGAAGATTCAAAGGCACTTCAAATATAGCTGGAACAGAAAATGGACGGACTTCATCTGGAAAATCTTTAGACGAAATGCTTCGTCCAGATAGAGATATAAAGAACTCAAAATATACTCGAAGGCTTGGGCGCTCTCTTCAAACTATAACTAAACATGGTTTTACTGTAGATGAAGATGTTTTTGATGATATAGAATCAAGAACTATTGCAGATGATATTAGATCAATGTTTGTTCCATCTAGAAATTGTTTCTTCATAGAAGGTGATGGATCTGGAGCTGAAGCTCGTGTTGTTTTTGTTTTAGCTGAAGATTGGGAAGGTTTAGTTGCAATGGATCAAAAACCTAAAATTCATGCTAAAACAGCGGCGTTACTATTTGATCTAGATGCAAATATTTTAACATCACGGGGTCCATATGTTCCAGGAATAGGAATATCTTATTATGATTTAGGTAAAAGAGTTAGACACGCTGGAAATTATGATCTTACGCCATTCCGGTTAGCTCAAATGACACATCTTCCAATAGCAAAAACTACAGAGCTTTTAAATAAGTTTCACGATAGCTGTCCTCTAGTTAGATTAATTTATCATGCAGGAATTATAAATCAGATTCGTAAGAATAGAACACTAATAATGCCTAATGGAAGAAAGAGAACTTTCTATGGCCAAATAAATGATAAACTCTTTAAAGAAGGATATTCATATATTCCACAAGGAACAGTAAGCGATCATACAAAATTTACAATGAGACGAATTAAAGAAGCTTTACCAAGTGAAACTTATTTTACGAAATATCGTTTTCTCATAGAGAATCACGATTCTCTTCTCTCAGAGGTTCATAAAGATTTAAAAGATCAATATATAGAAGTATTTAATAAACACTATAGGAGGCCAATCAATTTCTCTAACTGCTCTTTAAGTAGAGACTTTGATTTAATAATTCCAGCTGAAATTTCTATAAGTGACACTACATGGTTAGACATGAAGGAAGTCAATTTAAATTAATGTTCTTAAAAGTAAAGCTCTCAAGGAAATTCTATTGCAAGATTTCACTTCTCTGTTCCTTGAATTTACGAAAGATTTCGAATCACCTACATCATTTTGGAAATGGAGCAGTTATGCATTAATAGCGTCTACATTAAGAAATAATGTATATCATAATCAAGGAAATGAACTTATATGCCCAAATATATATGTCATTTTTCTTGCTGATTCAGCAGCATTTCGTAAAGGTGGAAGCTTTCCATTAGTAGGAGAGCTGTCAGAAGAATTACATCATACAAAATTATTTGATGGAAGATCATCAGTTCAAGCATTAATGGAAAAGCTTAGTCTAGATGTCGGTGGAAAAAGAGGCATTCCAATTCGAGGTGGATCATGTTTGCTTTTAGCTGAAGAATTAAGTAGCTTCTTTGTATTAGATCCACAATTAATTCCATTATTAACAAATCTCTATAGAAGTAGAAGCACTTTTAGATATGAATTAAGAGGAAATCCATTTACAATAAAAGATTTATGTGTTACTTTAATGGGCGCCTCGAATGAAACTTTACTTCGTGAAATAATGGATATAAGAGCAACTGAGGGCGGTCTTTTAGGTCGAACATTTATAATTAAACCAGATAAAAAAAGACCAGCTAATGATCTCTTAGATATAGATTTAACTAAGTTCAATAAAAAACCATTAATGGATTCTTTAGAGAAGATTAAAGAGCTTAAAGGCCCTATAGCTTTTACTAAAGACGCAATTAAACGATATAGAGATTGGTACAAAGAACTTTATGAGAGTCTAGATAAATCACCGGACCCGACGGGATTATTAGGTAGAATACATACGAGCGTTTTAAAACTTTGTATGATTATAGCAGCGTCGCAATATAGATTAGAAGTTACTGAGAATGACGTTAATATAGCAATAGATGATGCAATTAATTTAAAACCGAATTACGAGACATTTACTATGGCAAGCGGAGTATCGACACAAGCAAAAGCTGGAACTTTATTTCTTAAAGCGTTATGGGATGCGACTTCGTTAAATGGAAATAAACTTTCAAGAAGATTATTTTTACAAAATTACTGGAATCAAGTCTCTGCTGAAGATCTTGATAAAGTAACTCAAACTTTAACTCAAGCTGGAATGATTATTGAAGATTTTAGTGGAAATGATCTTGGATATGTAATGAGTAAAAAGTGTAGAGAAAAATTTGAATCTAAACAAAAAGCAGGAAAACAAACACCATAATTAAAAATCTATGTTTGAAGCTACAAAAATAGCCATAGTAAAAAGTGCTTCTCGTAAAATAAAATGGCCTCCTCCTGCAATAAGAAATTGTAGATATTCTACATTAAAGACCGGAGGAATAATTTTAATTGCTCTAATAGAACACAGTCATGGAGTTTCTATAGATCAATTAATGATTTTAACAGGAAAGAAAAGAAAAACGATTCGCAGAATATTAGCAGTATGGGAAGAATTAGGAATACCTCTTTATGAGGATAAAGATTGGAAAGAGACTTATTGGAGAATATCTAAAGATTGGATAATTAAATTTAATAAATCTATTTAGCTTCTTCAATCTTTCCTAAAGCATTAACTTTAGCAGGAATGTCTATCTGAGATCCATCTTCTTTTTGACCATGAAGAATTAAATTTTCTCCTCTCAATGCTCTAAATATTGCTCTAGAAGCTAAAGCATTTGAAGTAGAAAGTGGTCCTCCTTTAACTGCGGCTATCATTAATCTAGCAACATCAGGATTTGTCATAAGTTTTCCTAATTGATGCAAACCTATTGATCCCCCGATTATAGTTGCATTAGCGGCAATTCCTAATGGAACGCTGCCTGAAAGTGCTCCTGTTACTAAACCGCTCCCTAGAGCCGCTCCACCGACACCGATTCTTAGAGCTAAATATTTTGATGGTCCGGCTTGCATTTCTGGAGTAACATAAGATAAAGTCTTAAATAACTGATCGTAATTATTTCTTGTCTGAGCATTATAGAGAATTACTCCAGGATTAGAAGTTTTATATTCATTCCAAATATTTTGAAGTTTTCCAATATCTATTTGATTTGTAGAACTGTCAAATGAATCATTTAACATTCTAGCAAATTGGTATCCAGCAGCTTCTTTACGAGGAGAAGCAGAAGTAATTTTAGTTTTACCAATAGTAATCTCACCGGATTGAAGAAATCTTTGTAATTTTATATCACTGTCCATTATTACATCTGCAACGGGTTTGGCATATGTAGCATTTCTTCCAGTAGCAGAATCTACAGTAATTCTTCCAGTTTGAAAATCCTTCATTAAAAAATCTTTAGTAGAATATCCTTTCTCTCCTGGAAACACAAAATTAGAATAGGCTTCGCCTAAAGCTTTAGATTTATTTGTTAAATCTTTTAAAGTTGGATCTTTCATTAAAGCCTTCAATGATGTTTGTAGAGCTTTTTCTTCTGGTGATCCTTTAGTAGTTAAAGCTAAATCTTTATTAATTTGTCTAATTTGTTCTTGAAATGGTTTCAATTGATCCACTACATCATTTATTTCTACATTAAGATTTTCAAAATTTACTTGAGTTTTCATTCTCATTGAATCAGCTAAACTATCTAGAGTTCGTGTATTAGGCGCTCCAGTTAAACTAATGGGAACTTTAGTTCCAGCCAAATTTGTAGCTTGTGTTTCAGCTTTAGAAACTATTTTTCCCATTGTATTATCAATAGCTTCTATTTTAGACTTACGAGCAAAAACATCTTCTATAGTAGAAAGAATTGGACTCTTATGTCCAGTTTGTTCCTCTAACATTTGAATAAATGTTGGATCAAATTCAGATAAAGGACCACTTATAGTTCCTTTTCCATAAGATCCAACAGAAGCAGGAGCAAATTTAGCTAATGCTTTATCTCTTAATGCGGCAAGACCTGCTTGAAGATAATTTAAAGCGCTTCCAGCATAAGAAGATGCTGATTTTTCAATAGCTGAAGTATCTGCTTCTTTAATTATATTTTTACCTCCAATTCCTAATCTTTGTAATATTTGCCCTCCTATTTCATTTATAGCTGTATTTCCAGCAATATTTAAAGTTGACGGTGCTTGATTAAAAAGAATTTTATTTAATATTTCATCAGTAATTGCAGATCCACCTGATGAAGCTAAACCCCTTACAAAATTTCCTCCAGGTAAAAGAGAAGATGCCGCGCCTGCTACGGTTCCAGCGCCAGCAGAAATATAAGGTTGAATATCTCTAAGTGTATCTATACCAGAAGTAGGAAGTCCTAATGTCATTCCAGGTAAGCCAACAGAAGAAGATATTGCTTCTCTAGGTCTAATTGAAGTATCTGAAGTTTCTAATTGGGTAGATGGTAACGATTGAGGTAAATTAATTCTAGGTTTTGGAGACAAATTATTCTTCAACATAAAGGCTTCGATCTTATCTTTAGATACATTAGCCTTTATAGCCGCTTCTACATCAAAATATTTTTGTTCTTCAGGCATAAATTTATTATTTTATAATAAATTGATTTAAATCAGGCTCCTCATCATTTCTTCTTCCTGGCTGTGGAGTTTTAGCATAATTTAAAACATTAGCCTCAGTTCTATGATTTCTCTCTAGTATAGCTCTAGCTTTACTTAAAACTGATTCTAAAGTCTGTCTATGACTTGGATCAATAGACATTGTTTTAAGAATACTTTGTTCTCCAGATGGAATAACTTTACCAAAATTAGCTAATGCAATTGCTTGATTTAAGTTAGCTATTGCAGCAGCCATATCTGAGGCGCCTGGATCTATTTCTCCGCCTCTAATTTTATTTTGAATATCTTGATAACCTTTTCCTAAACTCTCTAAAAATCCTCCAGTCTTATTAAAATAATCTTGATTTTTCTTAATTTTAACTAAATCGCTTGGAATCACTGCTTCTTTAGAATCTAATGATCTAATTAAATTAGATGCTGCACTGCTTATAGAATCTAAATCAGCTAATTCTTTTTGTTGAGTAGGAGTCATTGCTTTAGCTCCACCAAATCCAGATTTACGAGTCATATTGGGATCATATTTTCCAAAATACTCTAATTGAATATTTGGAGGAATAGGCATGTCTAATGGATCTGTAGGTTTTTTAGTAAGTCTTGCTTTTTCTTGAATTTCGAGCATTCTTAAATTATGAAGTCTTTGATCTCTTTCTGCTTGAGCTTTAAGCTCTATTTGTTTTAAAGTATCTAATCTTTTACCTTCAGCTACTTGTTTAGCTACTTCCTCTTCAATCTTCATTTTCTTTTGAGGACCTAATAAAATATCTTGTATTCCCGCTTGAGTAGTAGCTGCGGCTTCTCTAGTAGGAATATTAAAGGTTCCTAAAGTCGGATGACTTATTGTAACAGTATTAGGATTAGTAATAATATCACTTCCAAAAACTCTTGGTAAAGTTCCTCCTTGAATCGGAATAGACGGTCCGGCCCCAGTCTGAATATTTTGACTTATATCAGTTGGATTATATTGATTTTCAGTAAGTCCAGGAACACCT